AATGATATTTTTTTATAGCTCTTCGAAGAAGTTTTTTTGTCAGATTATGAATTTACTGACTGGAAGCTTAATAATGGGGATTAAGGTCTAATTTTTTCATTTTCTGCATTGCTATATCTATAGGTGATCCCGGCACAGGTTCATAATGATCAGGCATTTTCCAATCTCCCCCGTTATATCTTCTACAGGTTACACATATAGTTGTTGAAGGATCTTGTAAATATTTAAGATTTACGCAATTTACACAATCAGGAATACCGGGTTTATACCAATCCTTCATCCCTTCCCCCCTCTCTCTAATAATTTTTCTAAACTTAAGATACTGTTCTGTTGTCATTGTTGCCGCCTTTTTTTTCTCTTTTTCCTCTTTTTTCTTTGTTTATTAATATCCATCAGGTGCCCTGTTCCCCCTTTTGGATTTTTTTTAATTAGTGGTAATATCCATTTATTAATCCTATCTATATCTGGCCACATGTTATGTTCCCCTTCGTCCTCTCTGGGAGGGCTTATTTATTTTGTTTCAACCGAAATTCCGTATCTGGAAATCTTTTCTTTAACTCAGCAATTCTTTTTATTCCCGAATCTTTTGTCATAGGAGGATCTGATACTAATTCCCATACTCCTGATGATCGATTATTTTTGTACCATATTTTTACCATTTTTTTCCTTCCTTATTATCCCATCAAATATAGGATCTAGTTTGTTGTCTTTACGCCTGTCATGCTCTTCATCTGCTGCCATCTCTTCACGCCCCTGTTGATATTCCTGGTATATTTCACACTCATGGTGTGTACAACCATAAGGCTCAATATACTCGTCGCATCCCTGACATTCTTCTGCTATGTATTTACTCATGGACACAGCCGAATTTATCGACTTTTTCCAAATCAAACTCCTTAAACCATAAAGTTTTTCTATGATATGGTTTAATTAATTCAGCTTTCCAGTAGGAAGAAATACCCTCGAATGTTTCAGACGGCATTCTCCAGATTTCTTCCCGAGTATCCCCGACTTCTAGGTGTCGGTGAATCTCTTTTCCTGTTCCTATTTCAATCTTTTTTACTAATGTTAATTTTTCGTTCATCTCTATCGCTCCTTATTTTTCCATCAGTACCGGAATTAATCTATTTTATAACCATCTAACCATTCATCCGGAATGGGATACCATCCGTAATCATCATCAATATCACCATGTGTACACATCATAGTATCAATGTCTACATTTACATTATGCTCGTCTTTTATCATTTTTTCTAATTCTTCATTTTTCATCTTATCGCTCCTTTGCTTTATCATATTAATAGTATACTACTATGTAGTAGTATTGTAAAGTAAATAAATACGAATTTTACAGTATTTAACGTTTTTTTTAAAAGTTTTTTCAAAACTACTGTACATATGTATAGCAATAGTCTATCTGTAAACCTCTGGTTTTACACTAAAAATGGCTACCATATTGTAGTAATTAGATATATTAGACATAAAAAAATATATCAGCTCTAACACATTGCAGTAGAGGAAATAAATCTGTATAGTAAAAATTATATATTTACACAGGATACAATACTGGGTTACTATAGCACTTTACTACTTAGTAGTATAGTTATACATTTATAGTCATTACGACGTTGTAGTAGTACGTTACGAAAGAGTTGTTTAATTTTACTTTTGTCGATATTATAATAATAGAGGTACAATCATGTTTGAACGAATAAAAATCAGGCAGATAAATAATAAAATAGCATTACAGGAAGCTGAATTGAGGCATTCTTTGATGGGAAGAACTGGGGATATCACAGAGGGAAATAATTATATACTCCCTGAGGCAGATGAAGCCGACTGGCAATTGATAGGAAGCAATACTGAAAAAGGTCTTGATTCTGAGAAACAGGAAATTCTGAGAGAGGAATCTATTAAAACATATTTCAAATCCACTCATGGAAGAAATATAATCCGTCTGTTTGAAAAATATGTAGTAGGGCATGGATTTAATATTGAGCCGATTAGTACAATTCCAGCAGTAAAAGAAGTATGGAAAGATTTCTGGAAAGAAAACAAGATGGCATTGCGTAAAAAGGAAATTGTCCGGAGAACAATGAGAGATGGAGAAAGTTTCCTTCGTTATTTTGAAGATAAAGATATTATAAAAGTACGATTTATGAATCCGGCCATGGTCAATAATCCTGATGATAAAAGAGGAATAGAAGGGAATATTAGTGATGGTATAGAAACAGATAAAGATGATATTGAGACAGTATTAAATTATTATTATAAAGGGAAACCGATCCCGGCAGATGAAGTACAACATCTAAAAATCATGGTAGATAGTGATGTCCTTAGAGGCAGATCTTATTATGAACCACTTTTACCATTATTATCATTATATAAAAAATGGACATTGGATAGAATGAAATTGAATGAGATACGTAACACTGTTGCGCTAATTAAAAAAGTAAAAGGTACTCCAACTCAGACTGCAAATGTTGCAGCTAAATATCCTACATCACAAAAAAATAATCCAGATGGAACATTACTCCATAGGGCACCAAAAAATGTCAGTGTATATACTACAAATCAAAATGTAGATTATGATTTAAAATCTCCAAATCTCCAGGCATCAGATGTGCAACATGACGGAAGAGCATTACTATTGTCTATTGCGGCTGGATCTGGATTGCCTGAATTTATGATTACTTCAGACGCATCAAATTCATCTTATGCGAGTACAATGGTGGCAGAGGGTCCAGCAGTTATGGAGTTTGAAGATTGGCAAGATTATTTTGCTGAAGCATTCCAGGATATGTTCGCCAGGGTTATTGAACATGCTATCAAAAATAATAAAGTGCCAAATTTTGAAAATGTAACTGAAAAAGAATTACAACCGGATGGGATTGAAAAAGAAATAACAACAAAACAGCCTATATCAACAGAATGCAGTATAACATTTCCCGATCTTGTATCCAGGGATATTGAAAAAGAAACTAAGGCTTATGTTATGCAATCTAATCAAGGATGGCTTTCTGACGTAACTGCAAGTACTAATTTAGATCTCAACTATGAAGATGAACAAAGAATGATAGCACAGCAAGAGGAAGATGATGGTGGACCGAGTGCTGAAAAAGATAAAGAAGATCTTGAAATTGAGAAAGCAAGAAAAGCAATGGAAGAAGAAGAATAAACATTATGAATATGATCCGGTTGAAGATTATAATGATTATACAGGACCTAGATAAATGAATTATATTGATGATATAAATAAGGCGATTATTCAAAGCCAGGTTTTAAAAGAAAAAGCACTAACAGCAGAACTTAAAAAATACCGAACATTATATAAAAAAAGTACTACCAAAATACAGAATCTAATTGCAACATTTAAGTACATTATTAAAACCTATTGAGAAAGAAATAAAAGTTCTTAGTAATAAATTAACAAGGTCAGCCAGATCATTAATTGGTAAAAGTGTGAGAGCATCTATAGTTGATACTAAAGCATCTGTGTCTATATTCAAAGGGGCTTTAAAATCAGGAGCTAAAATTAGTATGACTTCAGAAGTATTCGATAAAGTATGGCGTCGGGCTTTAGGCAAAATGATTAAAGGAATTGATGGGATATCATTATCAACAAGGATATGGGATTTACATGATATTTCGTATAAAGAAATTAGGAGAATGATTGCCCGTGGATATGTTGAAGGGAAATATGTTGGTGAAATAATGAATGATATTCGTGGATTTCTCTACCTTCCTGAAGTAGATATGAGAACTAAATACTGGAAGAATTTTTATAAAGAAAATCCTCCAGGGCGTGGTCGGTATAAATCAGCATATAAAAATATGGATAGACTAATTAGAACAGAGGTAACCAGAGCATATAGAGAAGGTACTGCTGAATATGCAGCTAAGAAATCATGGGTGAAAGGAATCCAATGGCATCGAACACCCGGACATGGAATATGTACAACTGGAGAGTGTGACGAATATGAACAGAGTGATTTATATGGTTTAGGTGATGGGATTTATCCTCCGAGTGCAGTCCCTTTGAGTCATCCAAACTGTATGTGTTATATTACATTAGTTCCGATAGAAGAAAAAGTGATCCTTGACAAAATAGGATAGTAAGCATAAATTAGAAAATATAGGAGAGAATCATGGCAGAAACGAAGACGAAATCAGTTGCAGGAATGAGTCAGGCGGAAATTACAATCATTGAGGAAAAATTAAGTATGGTTCATGGGACACTTCCAGTTGAAATTGCTGGAGTATTATCCAATAGATTTGATAAAGTGCTTGATGAAATGAATGCCAATAGGAGCCAGTTAGCATACATAGAACAATCTATACCGGGAATTAGTTTAGAAGTAAAAAAACAGCGTATTAAAAAAATTGCCGATATTAATAAAGAGAAAGTAAAACTGCAAACTGAAAGACAAGAATTGATTGCAGAATGGCATAAAAAAGTGCTGGCTTATATCATAAAAGCTTATGGTGAGCCAATAAAATCTGATGCAGGATTAATAACTGCTTATGGCGAAGAAGGGAGAATTGAGGTGATGAAAAATAGACACCTTAAAAAACTTTGGTAAATTATGGATCGGGCAACTAATAATACTTTATTTGCCCTTTGGCTTAATGCAGAAGTCAATAAAATATTAGAACGTGATGCAAGTAATAGATCATGGACTCTTATTAATAAAACACTATTACCACCTCAATGTTTTTTATGGATTGAGGATCGAACAAAAAAAAGCACATGGCATTTACCCTATAGAGAGGGGACTGGTGGTATTGATCCAAATACAAAAATGTATCGTAAAGCCGGACCTATAAATTTAAATGCATTAAGAGCCATATCCCAAGCTATTGGTGAAGCTAGAACTGGTTCACCAATGTCTATTCCTAAAGAAATAAGAAACAAAATAACAAAACTACTCAAGGAATTTAATATTGGAGAATTCAAGGAGAGTAAGAAAATGACAAAAATAATTAATATTAATGAAGCTTCAATATCAGGACAATTTAAAGAGAGTATTATTGATAAAGAAAATCGTCTTATCCCAGGTGTAGTATTATTGAGAGAAACGTCCAGCAATATATATTACCCTGGGAGTAAAGGCACAAAATTCTCAGAGAATTTCAGAAGGGCTATAGCTTCAAATATCACAGGAAAAAAATTTTATAATAATCACGTTAGTAGAGAAGAGTTAGTAAAACATCATGGAGTAAGAAGCACTAATGATATTGTTGGATATTATGAGAACGGAAGAATTGAAGCTGGAGTACCAAAAGCAGATATAAGATACTTGAAACACCAGGCTCCATTTATTGAGTCTATAATGGAGATATCAGATAAAATTGGTTTATCAATAGTTGCCAATGGTGCAATGAGTTATGATAAAGAAACCGGCATTGTTGAAGCCTTTGAACTTAAAGAATTATCCAGTGCTGATCTTGTCACCGAACCCGGATCAACTGTAAATATGTTTGAGTCCGATAAGAATAATATAGAGGAAGAGAAAGGAGATTTTATGGATTATAAAGATTTGAGTATCCAGAATATCCTGGAGAACAGACCCGATCTGGTAGAGGGTTTGGAAAAGGGTATCATGGATAAAATGTCCACTAAAGAAGAGGTGGATGGATTCAAAGATCAGATTAAAAATCTGACTGAATCAAACAAAACTCTAAAACAGAAAGTTGATGAGTTTGAGGTCAAAGATAAGGCAGCTGAAAGAGCTGTTAAAATCGATGAACTTATTAAAGAAAGTAAGATTAATGAAAAGCTGATTACACCAATTTTCAGGGAAACGTTGTCCGAAGCAAAAAATGATGAAGCTGTGAAGAAGCTCATTGAAGATCGGAAATTACTTGCTCCTAAAAAGGGTGTAACAGGTATGGGCGATCATAAAGATATTGATGAATTTGAACATGATGATATCAGCGATGAAGATTTTGAAAAATCTATGATTGAAGCCGCAAAGGATCGGGGGTAAGTCATGGCGAATAAATATAGATACAGACGTGGACCACAGATCTCCAAAATGATTAAAAAAAATGGAGCTGTTGCCATAGAACAGGGTGATATGGTAGATATTACTCAGTCAACAGGGAAAATTGATCCGGTTTCCGCATCAGGTGATTGTGATGATTTGGTAGGAATTGCAATGGATGCATCTCCTGCAACAGATCAGACTTCTACAGCAATCAGGGTTTTGGAAATAGGACATGGAACAGTTTTTGAGATGGATGTTGCAAGTGCAACTCAGGTATTTGGACAGCCTTATGTTATTAGTGATTCACAAACACTATTAAAGAAATCTGTTACAGATTTACAGGCAACAGCAACTAATGTTGTGGCAGTATGTGCAGAGGCTCTTGATACAGCAGGGACTAGTGTACTCGTTCAATTCTTACCTGGATTATACCAGAAAAATATAGCGTTAAGCTAAAGGAGAAGGTAAAAAATGAACAGAGATAGCATGAAAGCTTTGTATAAAAATGTCGGAGAAAAGAAGTTCGCCATTTCTATGATTAATCTTATAACTGAAGGGAAGATTAGTACTGATGATCTTTCTTTAAAAGCATTGTGGGAGGCTATGGGACAGCCTAATCTCAATAGGAGTAATATTGTTGGGAATAGAGTAGTAAAGAATATTAACTTTTCCGAAGCTCTATCATCTTCAGCATTCCCTAAAATTACAGGGGCGCTGATAAATAAAAAAGTACAGGAAGCATATGATCTTGAATATGGTATTGGGGATCAACTTGTTACCAAAGTTTCTTCTTCTGTTAAAGATGAAACCATTGTAGGTTTTGGTGCAGATAATGAGATGAAAGAAGTCCAGGAAGGTATTGATTATGAAGAGGGATCAATCACTGAGAAATACCATAAGATAAAAAATACAAAATTTGGTCGTATTATTTCCCTCACAAAAGAAATGATTATGTTTGACCAAACTGGTCAGATGATGTTAAGGGCACAGCAAATTGGTGAAGCTGCAAAATCATCTCACGAAAAAACTATCATGAATGCTGTCCTGGAACTAACCAGTTCAGGATTAAAGGCAGCATGGAGACCTGCTGGAACTGCAACAACTTTATATAGTAATACTTCAAATGATCCATACACATCAGGAACTCTTGATAACTTAGGAGCAGAGGCACTTGCAGACGAAACAGATCTTGATACAGCTATGGCTTTATTTTCACAGTTTACCAACGAACAGGGTTTGCCAATGAGGGTAACACCTAAAACATTATTGACAGCAATGAGCTTAAAGAGTGCTGCAAACCAGATTTGTTATTCTGGACAGTCGGTAAAGACAGAACTACCAGCTGGGGTAAAGAATATTTATACCGGGCTTCAGGCACTTGATACAACTTTTATTGATCAGCAGTTATCTGTCACCGCATGGTTCATTGGTGATTTCAAGAAACAATTTGTTTATACTGAGGTATGGCCTATACAGGTTGAGCATCAGGGCAAAGATAGTGAACAGGCATTTAATGCTGATGTTATTGAAAGATACAAAATTAGTTATTATGGTGGTTGTGGTGCTGTTAGTAACAGATATGTTGTGAAAGGAAACGTATAAAAAATGGCTACTCCTACAGAACTTATTGCAAAAATTGATCTTAAAATTGCAGCTATTCTTGATGATACCGGGTCCAATGGGCTCGGTAATTATAAGATTGGGGATAAAAAAGTTGATGTAGGGACATACTTAGGCATATTAAATACTATGCGAAAATCCTTAATGGAGCAGGCTCAGGATGAGCCTTATGAGGATATAAGAGAAATTGCGCTTGATATAGATGAATTTGGTGTAGATAATTCTGAATATATAGGGGATGCAATAGGATGAGTTGGTCAGAAGATACTGATAAATTATTACAAGATGGAACGGTTGTTATTGTTAAGAATTCTACTTCAGTTTATACCAGTACATCTGTAACACCTGCAACTACATCTACTATTATTGAAACAGCAACAGTATTGATATTCCCTAAAAGTGGAGCTTATAAAAAAGAAATAAATGGAAGAGTAATTGAAAGTACTCACCTTTTATTTTTTCCTGCCACCTCTTCTGTTGCAGTTGGACATAAAGTTTATGAACCCAACGAAACAGATTATCATTCAGTATTGGATGTGGCAGATTATGAAGGGCATAAACAAGTTTATACCAAGAAGGTGGAAAACAAATGAAAAGTCTACCAGGTAGATTAACTATACGTCATATTGAATTGGCGAAAGAGAGAGGGGATAATTATATTTTTTATAAAGGTATAAATTATTCTTTAGAGGAGTTGGAAGATGGTGCAGGGATTAGAAGAGTTAAATCGAAACCTAAAACTCGTTCAAATATTCACAGCGATAGAACTGACAACAGCAATGGAGAAGTCCCAGAATTTAGTGGTGACTCACGCAAAGAATAATCATATTGCTGCAACACAATTATCTGCAGGTGAAAGGAAGGAACATCCAGATCCTAGATTTTATACACATTCAGCAGATTTAGTTAATTCTATTAAAGCTGAAAAGGTTCAAGTTTTTGTTAATGGGTTAAAAGGAGAAGTTACAGCGAGTGAACCATATGCGACAAAGATAGAAGTAGGTGGACCTAATAGTAGAGCATTTCCATTTTTTGGTCCAGCTCTTACTGATACGGCAATACCGATATTAGCAATAATGGGAGCAGCTGTAAAAAAGGTTATAAAATGAAAGCATTAAAGTTGGCTATAAAAAAAAGACTCACAGATGATAGTATTTATATTGCTCTTATGGGTACCCCAGCAGCAGAGCCTTTTCAGACTTATTGGTTCAAGCCTCCAGTAAAACCAACTTTCCCTGAAACAGTTTTAAATTTACAAACAGGAATTAACGATAATTCAATAGGACCGGAGATTGTACAAGGGCTTTGGTCTTTATCAATAAACGTATGGTCTAAAGATGATGTATATGAAGACATTATTAAAAGGATTATATATCTTTTAAACCAAAAACCTGAAACTGATATAACAGGATTCAGGGCAATTTTAACAAGAGAGGCAGAGGACATGATTGATGATGAATTTAATGCTTACGGAAAAAATATTATGTTTGATGTACATTATGGGAGGGCTATAATATGAGCCAGGCAGTAGAGAAAACTTTACCAGTCGGACCAGTACAATTATACTGGGGAGATGTTAGATTGGGTGGTCCCAAGTCTACATTTGTAGTCCGACACAATACAGAAACAGTTCAGTCAAAACAGGAAGATACAGGTCTTAATGTAGGATCTCATAAAACAGGGGAAACAATGGAACTTGATGTTTCTATCTCTGATTTTAAATTACATCAATTACGTTATGTTTATGCAGCTGCAAATAAATTTGCATCAACTCCAGCTATCAATTCAGTTGCCTATGATGCGTCCACTTCAACTGTCATGCGATTTAATGAATTGCATAAATTGAGTGGTACTGCAAATGTTACTCTTGATCAGGCTGGATACATGACTGGAACAATAATGGTATTCAAATCTGATTTTTCAAATACTCCTGATGGCTATACAAAAGGGACGGACTTCACTTCAACAGGTGCAGCCGGAACTGTTGCAAGAATTGGTAGCGGAGACATTAATGATCAGGATACTGTTTATATTGAATACAATCAATCGGCAACAGTTGAAAGAATGGGTATGGGTGGAGAACTTGCAGATTTTGAAGCAACATTCAGAGCAGTACATAAACTAGCTGATGGAAAACAGGTTCAATTTTATGCCTACAGAGCTAAAAAAATTGGAGCTACTGATATAGCAATTGCAATGGCAGATGCTTTTGCAGGTGTACCCATGACATTCCATATACTTGCAGATCTGGCTCAGCCAGTTGGAAAACAATTAGGTCACTGGACTCAGGAGGTATAATGTATAGACAGGGTGAAAAAACCGTACAATCTCAGGACGTTAGGAATTTTGGCGTTCTGAAAAGTTGGATAAATAGATGGGTATGGGCTTCATATGCTAATTATGATCAGGTAGAGAAAGAATTGGTTAGAGATAAAAAGAATTATTCTTTATTAAATCATCATAAAAAGTATAATGAACCAGCAATTATAGTAGGAGCTGGAATTAGTTTAGAAAAACTCATACCTTTATTAAAAGATTGGAAGGGAGTGATATTCGCTCCAGAGTCAATGGCATCTACAATGAAATATTACGGGCATCAGGCTGAATATATTTGTTTATTTGATGCAAATCAGACAGCCTGGGATACTTGGTTTAAAGGATATAATTACAAGGGCTCAACATTAGTAACCCATCCATCTGTAGATCCTAAAGCTATTGAAAAATGGAAGTGGGATAAAATATATTATTTGATGATGCACTTTGTACGGCTTCATGCAATGCCGGAAACTGAAGGCAAAACAATAAAAGAAGTCGAACAGAAGGTAAAAGAAGAATTATTGGGATATGATTTTTTTGAAAATATTTTGCCAAGAGTTTATTCTAAAATTGGTGCATCAATACTGAATGCTGGATGTGTTGTTAATAATGCAATTGAAGTTGCTAATTTTATGGGTTATGGTCCACTATTTTTATGCGGTGTTGATTTTGGATTCAAGAATTGGATTGATAGATATCCTCAAATAAAGAAAGTGGGTGGACGTTGGAAGAAAGATGATCTAAGAATTGTAGAACATGAAGAAGCTGGAAAGAAAGTTGGCATACCTATAGGCAGAGAAATTATCATTAGTGATAATGGTATTCCAACGACTGATGAACAGTCAGAATATAAACTTGCTCTAATGAGTGTATATAAATTAGATCATCCACAATTAATTGATTGTAGTGATGGGATAATAAATGAATTGCCAAAGGCAAATATTAAAGAGGTGGTAAAGAAAAATGGGAAAGGATTTGAAGACAGATATAGAACTGATGAAGAAATTGTCCGAAGCGCAAACGATTATTTCAATAGAAGATAAACAATTTGTTCTTAATGAAATGTCAATTGGAAGAGTACGTAATTTCGGAATTCAAATAGTAAAGATTGTTGATAAGATATCAAAATTATCTGGCAAGGATATTACAGAAATGGAAATGTCAGATATGCTCCAAGATTACGGAGATATTATCTTTGAGGAAATTACTAAAGTTCTGAATTGGATATTCTGTTATAAAAATTCTGACTATGTTGAATTAACAAAGGACTGGGTAGATGAAAATATATCTATTCGTATTCTTACTGAAATCGTAAAAGAGATTGCAAGGCAGAATCAATTGTCTTGGTTAGTCCCTTTTTTTCAGGAGAGATTCAACAAAGCCCTGAAAGTGATGGAGGGTTAGAAGATTATGAAATTTACCATAGGTTATTATTGGCATATCCTGCATATACAATTGATCGTATAGAATTAGAACTGTCATGGAGACAGGTCAAATTATTACTATCCTGTTGGGATGATGAACCTCCAACAGTAATGAGAATTGCAAAGGTTGAGAATATGCTGGAAAAGAAATTTGGTTTTAAATCAATATCTAAAACAAAAGCTTTAAGTGGAGATGATTTAATTAATCATCTTAAAGAACAGGGGTTATTATGATAGTTGGAAGACTAATGGTAGTCCTTGGACTCGATTCTAAGGGCTTTAATACAGGACTTAATTCAGCTACAGGAAAAACAACTCTATTTGCTAAAGCATCTGATAAAGCCTTTAAGGCCATTGGTGCTGCTGCTAAAATAGGTATGCTTGCTGTCAGTGCTGCATTTATTAAAGGCACAATTGATGCAGCTAAGTTTGAGAAAGCATTAGCGAATGTGTCAACTATGCTTGATAAAACAACCATGCCAATGATGAAGGAATTTAAAAAAGGCATTTTAGATCTTGCAGAATCCTATGGAGAATCTACAGACGCTCTTGCTAAAGGTTTGTATGATATTCTGTCAGCCAGTATTCCAGCCTCAAAAGCAATGGATGTATTAAAGACCTCTGCAATAGCAGCGAAAGCCGGTTTAACAGATACCGGAGTTGCTGCTGATGCAATTACAACCCTGATGAATTCTTTCGGGGATGCAACTAAGGATGCAACTTATTATTCTGATATTTTATTTACAACGGTACGTTTAGGTAAAATCACTTTTGGAGAATTAGCTCCTGTAATTGGTAATGTTGCGAAACTAATGGATGTTGCCGGTGGTACTGCCGAAGATATGGGTGCCATGTTATCCATCATGACTCGTAATGGTATTAAAACACGTGTTGCTATAACAAGTTTAAAAGGTGTAGTTTCTGCATTAATTAAACCATCTGATGCCTTAACAGATGCACTGGGAGGTATGACAGTTAAAGCGGATGGATTTGATGCAATCATGGAAAAGATAGGCTCACTCCCTGCGACAGATCTTGCTGAAATGTTTCCGAATATCAGAGCATTAACTGGTGTAGTTGTTGCAGCCAAAGATTTGAAAAGTGAATTAGTTGATTATAATAAAATAATGGCTTCTGCTCCATCTGAAACGGCATGGGAAAAACAGATGAAAACCATGGCTACTATCTGGGATCAATTCAAAGCAACGTTAAAAGCAACCAGCATTACCATAGGTGATGAATTACTTCCTGTTATGAAAGAAATTTTTACAGGGCTCACTCAATGGCTTAAAGATAATCGTGAAGGATTTGCGGAATTTGCAAAGACTACTGTTACGGCAATTAAGAATATAGTTACTACTATTTTTAATTTAAAGGAGATATTGATAGGAGCAGGATCAGCAATTTTAGGGTTAATGGTATTATCAAAAGTAACTCCTTTAATGGAAGCTTTTGGAATTGCCACAGCAGGAGCAATGGGACCTGTTGCAGCAATAGCAGCTGCTGTTGGATTATTAATAACAGGATTTTTCAAACTTAGAAAAGAATTAAGATTAGAAAAAGAAGAACAGAAATTACTTAATGAAGCTCAAGCCGGATCTTTAAAACATGCTGAAGATTATAATGCAGCTATAGAAATACAAAGAGGAAAAATAGAGGATCTAAGAAAAGCACATAATCAAAGTATAGAAACTTTAAAGAATTCTGGAATAGTGACAAAACAGCAAATGGAAATTTCTGAAAAGTCATATTCATCACAGTTTAGAAATGAGCAAGAG